TCAACTAGACCCTTCCACACATCGGCACCGCCAAGGGCTGCCTGCTGCTCGGCCACGTGCAGGTCATCGGTGAATGGCGTCTGCACCTGGCCGAGCAGCAGGCAGCCCTTGGCGGTGCCGATGTGTGGAAGGGTCTAGTTGATCGAGTCGTCGATGATGAGGTGTTCCGCATCTCCGAAGGAGCGGCATTCAGCTCGGATATCGACCGCCTGTCAGAGTCGATGGCGGCCTTCCCTGAGCAGCTCACATTCCTGGCGCCGCGCCAGCTCCGGTCGATCTCGCGTCCTAGCGATATCGCTACCAGGGCGCGGATGCTGGCAACCGTCCTTCGCCGCCGGGCTCGTGAGCGGGCCAACGATCATCGCCGCGAGGATCGGCGATGACATCCTTCGATGACATCCTGTTGTTCCCTGGGTCGCCGATTCCGGTAGCTCTGACCCCCGGACCAGACGGGATTGTCTCAGCCAACACGCTGGGGGAGGAGGTGCTAGTCGATGCAAGCTCTGCCGCGGATGGCCAGGTGATTGCGAAGAACTCGGCGCTCACGCCACCCTTTGAGTTTGTCGATGTGTCGATGAACGTCTCGGCAACCGACAAGGTGATCGGAAGGGTCAGTCCTGGGGCGGGGCCAGCCGAGGAGATCGACTGCACGGCCACTGGCAGGAGCATCATCGCATCGGCATCGGTGGAGGCCGCGAAGCAGGTGCTAGATGTCGGTAACACCGATCAAAGCAGCGTCTGGTTCGCGCACTTCATCACTCCGGTGCCGAACGCGAACGGATGGAACAGCGGCGGCAGTGGCGCAGGCAACGGCTACGCGGCGCACTGGTCAACGTTCATCACGACGACGGAAAACGCCATCGGTGTGGTCGAGCTGAAACCAGGGACTGCGGCCGGTGGCTACTTCGGCTTATTCACGGGCCAGGACGCATGCAAGAAGGGGCAAGCCCGGTTCGTGTTCGAGGCGCGCCTGGGCGTGCTCGCTCTCAGTGGCGGCGCCGAGACGTATCGCATTCACTTTGGCCTCGGGACATCGCAGTTCAGCGCGACCGTTCCGGCGCAGTTCATCGGCTGCACCTACTACCCTGACAGCTACGGTGACCATCGCTGGCGCGCGATCACGAACGACGGGACCGCCAACACGATCGACACTGGCGTTGCGTTGGTGGCGACGACCATGCAGACGCTGCGCGTGGAGCTCAACGAGGCCGGCACGGAGGCAACGTTCTACATCGACGGCACACTGGTCGGCACCAGCACGACACACATCACGACTGGAAGATTCGGTCCATTCATCAAGATCGTGAAGATAGCATCGGCTGGAGCAGACACCCCGCTATGCGTGGACTGCACTAGGTTCTCACCCACCCGCAGCTCCGCCCCGTAAGCCATGACTACGACCGTGATTCCACAGGCACTTCCAGTCGCCAAGCAGCCCACGCTATCCGACAAGGTGTGGGACATCCTGCTCAAGCTGTCAGTGACAGTGGCGATCGCCCTGGTTGGTTGGGCGGTCACGGTTGAGACGCGGCTGACCAAAGCCGAGGGGGCCATCGTCCAGACCGCCAAGGATATCACCCGCCTTGAGTCCTTGAACACGGACCTGCTGCGCAAGATGGACCAGATCATCGACGCGCTCAACGTGATCGGCAACCGCATTACACGCCTCGAAACCAAGATCGAACAACGATGAATCGCTTCCAACTCTTGCTTCTCGGACTCGCCGTCGCATTTCTCTACGCCGGCTGCCAGACGGCCGTTGCCAACGAGGCCATTGCCGCAGGGGTCGCCACGGCCGGAGCCCTCATCGCCGCCGTCAAGCCGCTCCTGAGCCCGGAGCAGGCGGCAAAGCTGGATATGATCGCCCACAACATTGACGGCACCATGCAGGCGACGGCCACCGCCGTCTCGACCATCGTCGATGTCATCACGTCGATCAAGGCCAATGCCACGGAGCAGTTCCAGGGTCTGACGAAGGCCGCCCACGAGATGCAGGTGGCCATCGCCAGCAAACCATCGCTTACCGAGAGCACCGTTGCCGGCGGCACCGTCGCCGCTGCCGGTGATGCGTTGAGCTACCTCAAGCGCAGCTCTACCCGCGCCCAAGCCCTGGCCAAGGTCGCGCACGCCTAGCGCGGCACGGCCCACTTGCCGAAGTCGCCGAACAGGCCGCTGTAAATCTGCCGGTCGATCTCAGCCTCGGGAAGGATCGACAGCATCGGCGTGTGCCAGACCGTGACATTGGGGCCGAAGCTGGCGCCATGGCTCTGGACTAGTGGAACGATCTCGGTGCCGCGGAGCTGGATGGTTGCCCAGCCCCGGCCATCCTCGTCGAACGCACGGCTGTGGACTGCTCGCGCCCCTCGCATGGCCAGCTCGATGCCCTCCTCCGGCCCGATCGTCGAGCAGGCGAAGTGCATGCCCCACGCTCCGAACGCCTGCTGGTAGGGCGACCAGTTCAAGTCGGTCCCGCTCGTCCCCGTTTCCTGCTGCCACCGGGGGTCGTTGATGGCGTGCCAGACATCGGCCACACGACTACCGAGTTGAGGAAGCAACACCATGCGGACCCGATCGTGCCAGCGGCGCCGAACCAGGTCTGCCGTGTCACGATCCTTGAGTCCCCGGTAGAGGTGCGATGCCGCGATCGCCTCCCAGCCAGTTGCTCGTGCAGCTCCTGGGCGTGACGTGGCTACGTTGGGCGCAGTGGTCTTCTGCCAGTAGAACAGCCGCGCGTGCGCCTCGAGCAGCCACTGCAAGGCCGGGCAGCCGCTGATGCGGGACGAGATGGCTAGCGTGTTGATGAGCCAGTGCTCCTCGTCAGGGCCCCACCATCCGTTGGTATCGACGAGGCTGATGGTTCCCTTGCCCTTGCCAAGCCGGTCCCGTGACACGTCCTCCCGGTAGTGCGCGCGAGCGTCCCAGATCACCAGGTCAGGGTGCGCTCTGAAGTCGAGCAGTTCGCCGTTGGCCTCGAGGTGGTGACATGGACGCCGCGCCTGACCTAGCGCGGTCAGGTAGAGCACAGCCTCCGCGCCAAGGCCGCCAGGTGCCATGCACTCTGCGCCGATGAACAGTTGATCACCCTGTGCCCCAGCGTCGTTGCTGCGCGCGGCGACACCCTCGGGGCCAGCCTGCCAGCCGTGCATCCGCTGCAACGTGGTGGGCCACGTCTTGATCGTCCATCCCAGGGCGCTGCTGTCAGGGTCCATTCGCGGGTTGCCCATGGGCCACAGCTTCTCGATCGCATTGCCGCAGATACCGATCACCGACATCTCGGCTACGGCGCTCTGGAAGTCGATCTCGTCTTTCAGGTGCTCGGGCCACACCACGATGAACGGAATCAGGCGAGCCTGGGCATCGGCCATCGTGGTATGTGCTGGCCGAAGCGGCTCTCCATACCCAAGTCCCTCGAGCTTCACGATCGCGCCGGGAATGTCGAGCGTGAGGTTGTCAGGGATGTTGGCCACCAGCGCGGGGATGCCGACGTTGGACGCTGTGAGGCCGATCACGCCACGGCAGCGCGATGGCTGGTCGGGGTAGTAGGTCAGCCACACGTTGGCGTGCAGCATCGCCGTGACACGGCATGACAGGTGGATATCGAAGCCGGCCCCGTTGGCCTCGGCCGACCTGAACACCAGAGGCGCGCCACCAACCATTGGCCCGTTCTTTGTGAGAGAGTCGGGGATCGCGCCGCGGACGAAGGTGAGCGGATCGCCATGGCCGTGCGGGTCGATGCCGATCTCCTCGCCGGGTTCAAGCTGGCAATGCACGTCGATGTGCCGCGTGTCGAGGCTGCTTGGAAGGCCAACGATCACGCTGCCATCGAGCGTTTGGAACGAGTTCTCGAACGGGCTGTCGGTGTTGAGGCGCTTCCATCCGCGCCATGGAAGGCCGGTGTTGTTCTTGATTCGGATCATTCGTGCAAGCTCCTGATGCTCATGAGCGTAACAAGAAGCAGAATGAATGCGGCTGCGATCCAGGCGATCACGTTGGCCGCGTCGTAGTCGGATTCGGGGTCTGTCATTGGGTCGGTCACGGCTGCACCTTCGCGGCGGCTAGACCCCTCTCTACGCGATACGGAGCGAAGCGGGTCGAGCCCGCTATGTAGAGAGGGTGGCGTGGGTGTCCGTTTTTGGTGGTGCCGAGACAAAACCAACTAGCCAGCGGCGCAAGATTGAGCACGGCCGCCGCGCGTTGGCGCGCTGGATCCCATTGGTCGCCCATGCTTCCCCAGGCGGCCAGTGCTGGCGTGCCTGGTATCGACAGCGCGTCGTGGATATGCGCGTCGTTGTCTGGCCCAACCGGGTCTTGCGCAACCCTGAGCCCATCGGGATCGGTCGACCGAAGCGCGAAGATGTTGAGCACGAGCAGGTTCCCGAACCCGTGCGACTTCGCGAACCCGATCACGCGGCGAATCGTGGGATCGTCTTTCTCGGCGTCGGCCGTGCTAGGGTTGAGCATTACCACCACGAGGCGATTGCCGATATCCCACTCGCGCGGCAGTTCGTATCGCCACGTGCCGCACGGACTGAGAACGGCGCCGCGCTTCATGGCTGCACCTTCGCGGCGGCGAGGGCCTGCCTTGTAGCGTGCCACCCGCAGTCGCAGTAGTCGGCGAATAGGGCCGTATCGAGGATCGGGTTCGCTGCACGTTGCCGAACGAACTCGCACGTATCGCAGTGGCCTCCCCACTCCTGCCACGTAGAGCAAGCGGACGCCAGTGCCGCCAGCTTCGCCTTGAGCGCGTCGCATTCCTCGGCGGCGTCCAGGGCGTCGAGGAGCGGGATCAGGGCGTTGTGCGTGGCAACGATGCACTTCCCGTTGGCGTCCATCTCGGCAAGCGACGGAACGCACGGCTCCTTCGGGTCGCATCCGGACGGCTCTGCAATGAGCACGTTGCCCTTGGCGGTGATCCATGCCGCCTTGCCACGCTCAGCGTCAGGAGTTCCTTCGCCGTCGGTTACGCCATCGTCGTAGTGCCACTCGCCAGCAGTCGCCGCAGCGTGCAGCCGCCGCAGTTCGTCGCGCTCCTCTTTGGGGAAGGCCATCACGCACCTCCCCATGGCGTTGGTTTCTTCGCGGCTTCTCTGGCGGCGGCGTCAACCGCGAGGCAAGCCTGGCATGTGACGGCATCTCTATGCGGGGTCCTTCGCACGGATGGATCGAAGCGCATTCCGCAGACGGTCATTTGTGGATGGACGCTATTGCTCATGTGGACATCATCCATCACGCACCTCCCCACAGCTTGGCGGCGATGGCCTTGACGCCCTTGTGGTGGTTCATGGTCGGCATGGCCACGCCACGAGGTCCGCCAACTGCGCCACCAGCTCTCGCGTGTCGTCGGGCACGGTGCCGAGGCGGTGGATCGTCGGCGGTTCAGCGGGCTGCTCGACCGGCGCGGGCTGGGCCAGCATCTCGTCGATGCGCTTGCACACATCCTGCACGGATGCCCACTTCGGATGGTTCCACCACCTGGTGTCAGAGACAACCCATGCCCGCAGCTCGCGCAGCTTGGCGTCGGGATCCCCGGCGCTGCGCATCAGGGCGATGGCGTCGTCGATCTCGTATTTCCACATAGGAAATGATCCGTCGTCGTGCTGGTGCGCCAGTGCGCCCTCCGCCCACGCCCGAATCTTCGCCTCGCGGTCCTCGCTAGGCTTGAGGGCGGCCAGTTCGGCGCGGAGCTTTGCGGCTTCGCGCTGTGCGTCCAGGAGCGCGGCACCACCCGCTTCGTTGGCTGCGGTGAGCCGGTCGATCTCGTCGCGCATGGCGCGGAGCCACGTGCGAACCACGGTGGCCATTGAGTAACGGGGATCGCCCCAGTCTCCCTCGATCTGTTCGCGGGTCGGGATCATCGGCGCACCTCGTAGGTGAACGTCTCGGGCACGGCGGCAGCGGGCTGCTCGACCGGCGCGGGCTGGGCCGGCATCTTCTCAAGCGCCTCCACGAACTTCCGCGCAGCAAGCACGTCGTCATAGCTAACTGCGGACGTGTTCACGAGTGCGTAGTTCAGTGATGTCTGGATGCAGTCTCGCACATGACGACTCATGCGCACCGGCTCAGTCACTTCCTGGGGGTCAGAATCAAGAGCATGGAGCGCAGCGTAGCAAAGTCGCTGCACCTCCTCGATCACGCACCGACCCTCGGATAACCCCCACCTGATTCGCATGTCTGCTCCGCTGGTGTAGTTGGCCTCCGATGCGCACGTCATCGCGTCGCGGACCTGCTCCAAAGTGGAGGCTCGGATGCTCACCATGCGCACAGGTTCCTCGCTGGGCTTGAGGGCGGCCAGTTCGGCGGTGATCCGGTCGATCTCGTCGCGCATGGCGCGGAGCCACGTGCGAACCACGGTGGCCATTGAGTAACGGGGATCGCCCCAGTCTCCCTCGATCTGTTCGCGGGTCGGGATCATCGGCGCACCTCGTAGGTGATGGTGACGCGGGCGGCGCAGAACCTCGCTGGTCGATAGGCGACGGAATCCGCCGCCATGTCCCGCACGGGGAACACCTGATCCTCGATGTCGCCACAGGACGAATCTACGACGCGCCACTGACGGTAAGTCTTAGTCACGGTCTTGGGACGCGGCTTCTTCGCCGCCTTCTTGGTCTTCTTGGTCATCGGCTCTCCTCGATTGTGATGCTCGTCTCCGCGAGCAGCAACGTCGTGACAACCGAGACGGCGGCGCGAAGTGCGCCAACCACCACGGCTGTCGGATCTGGAAACTGCATCATGTCCACGGGTTCGCCGTCAGCCGTGCAGCCGGTGTTCCAGCTCAGGTCGATGGCAACAGTCATCGGAGCCAGATGCTCAGGAGTCCCGGCGTTCCTGGCGATCTTGGCGGCAGGCTCGCGCAGCGCGGTCCTGACAGCCTGCGCTCCGAGGGTCTGCTTCATCTCAAGCCAGTGTGCCGCGCGCAGCAGCGCCGTCCCGCCGCCCGGCTGCACGCCGTCACGGTGCGCGATGCGAACGGCATGCAGCGCGTCCTCGATGCGGTCCTTGATCTCGCGCGCCTCTGTCTCGGTTGCTGCACCGACACGGATCTCGACGACGCGACCGCGCAGCCGGCCGATGCGCTCGATTGCCTTGTCGAGGTCGTACTCGTTCGAGGTTGTGTCACGAACTGACTCCAGGTTCTTGATGCGTGACGTGAGCGCCGGGACGTTCTGGCCGATCGGGTTGCGCAGGATGGTTCGGCTGCGGTCCTGCGTCACGTTGGCGACGGCGCCTAGTTTGGCCGCATCGAGCCTGCCTGTGCGATGTCCTGCACTTCGGCGTCACACCACACGGCAAGGTCGTGGAGCATGTCCCACTGGCGGTCCTCGAAGCCCGGCGCGCGCACGGCGGCGACGCGGATAGATCCAGCCCGGTGATTCCCTGTCACAGTCTCGAGTGCTTCACCCACCAGGCCATCGCAGACGATCAGCAGCGACAGGTTTGCGGCAGCGGAGGACTGGAGGATCGGGATCAGCTCAACGCCACTTGTCAGCGTGCGGTTGGTGATCAGGACGAGAGCATCTTCCAACTCGATGAGCCCGGACTCCGGTGTCAGGCCGGCGGCGAAGTGGCCACGCTCGATGCGGAACCCCTCCTGCCGGTCTACCTCGATGCGGTCGGTGTTGCCGTCACGGATCGAGATGGAGCCGTTCGCGCCAACGTGGTCGAAGGCCAGCGCAACCGACTGCGTGACACGCGGGTCATGGTTGCCAGACACGTTGGCGATCTTCTGGTCCCAGCCCACGCCGATCGCCGGCTGGCTGCGGGACATGATCAGGTTCTCGGCGCAGCCGGCGGCGTCCTCGATCTCGCGGACGAGCTTCACCAGGTCGGCGCCGCCGAGCACCAGCTTCGTCGCCTCCTCCAGCAGCTTCGCCGCCATGACAACACACGTCGTCGTGCCATCGCCGCACGTCTCGGCAACCTTGATCGCGGCGTCGCGCAGCAGGCTCGCCCCCATCTGCTCCTCTTGGCTGGGAAGGTGGACCGCCTTCGCCACTGTCACGCCGTCCTTGGTGGCAACGACCCTGCCGAACCGATCGTCGATCAGGACGATGCGGCCAGACGGGCCGAGTGTTGCGCCGACTGCACGGGCCAATGTGTTGGCGCCGCGGACGAGGGCGTCGCGGGCCTTCGTGCTGTGAGTGATGTTGCGTGGTGTCATAGGGCTCCTTCTTCTTCGTCGCGGTCTTCACGGCCAGCCTGAATGCGTGTCCTCTCGTCCTGCTTTAGCACGTAGTCGCGCATCGCCCCAAGGCGCTCGTAGATCGAGCCCTTGCCCATCGAGAACGTGACACGCGATTCTTGGTCGCCTTCCACCTCGCGCGTTGCAACGATGTGGACTGCATCGAAATGCTCGCGCAGCATGGTCAGGTGGCGGTTGACCACTTCGGATAGTTCGTCGTTGTTCATGCTGGCTTTGGAACAAACAGGTAAAGGCGTGGAGGGTTGAGCATTTCAGGGATGGGTAGGCCGAGCCCCTTTGCGGCGGCGTCGAGCGGGATGTCTACGAACTCCCTCTGCTGTATGTAGGTGGGGATCTCGATCAGGCTGCCATCGAGCGGGCCGCCGGCCAGGATGATGTTTTCGCCGCCGCTGCTTCGTGATGCGCGGAGGTTCACCGCGGCACCCGCTTCGCCCGCATGTCCGCGAGCCAGGTCTTGCGCCGCTCCTCGCTGGCCTTCTCGTCGTCGAGTGCTGTCGCCTTGTGTCCGCGCGCCGCCGCATCGACACCGCGCCGAGCGCGCTCCTGCTTCACCAATGCGGCAACCTGCTTCTCGGTCAGCCCCAGCTCCTCGGCGACGACCTTCACAGGAGCCCGCTCTGTCACGACTCGGGCGAAGGCGATGCAGAGGTTTCGGTTCTGCAACCATTCCTCGGTTGGCTCTCCCTTGCTGAGGGTTGCGACCTCACTCGGCGTCAAGCTCTTTGACACAACGGCATCGGCCTGCTTGGCGGCGGCGGCGTCGGCGCAGAACCCGATGTCATCGAGGCAGTCTTTGCGCCTGACCGGATCAATCAGCAGCCAGTTTGCCACAGCGGCAGGATTCCCGTCGCGCACGGTTCGGAAGCAGAACTTGCCGATGGCCTCGACGGCGCCGGAATCCACCCCTTCGGCGAGCAGTTGGCCGGCGAGCTGGCGACGTTCCTTCGGGAATCCTTCGTGGATGGCGTAGCTGGCCAGCGCTTCGACGATCTCTTCAAGGGTTACCATCGGTAGCCCCCCCTGCCTGATCGTGGCTAGGCTTGGCGTTTACGAGGATCTGAGCGATGGCCTCCTGGGTACTGGCAGGGCTACCGCCGTGGTTCTTTCCTGGTACAGAAACCTCTTGCATGCTTGCATCCATCAATGGAAACGGAGACGGAGAAGGAGAGGGAAACGGAAGGGCAGCCCGCGGGACGCCCGTTGGTTGCCCGGATGGTGCCCGTGGACTGCCCGCGGGCTTCCCGTGGGCACGGTCCGACTTGCGTTTCTGCTCGGCTCGGAATGCCTCCCTGTCAGCTCTCACGCCTTCGAGGTAGTCGTTCTGTAGGTAGCCATCGACGATCCTCCAGAGCGTGCGGACACGCGGAGTCATCTCGCCGCCGGCCATCTGCTGCACCAGGGCCAGGTCAGCGGGCAGCGGGTTCATCCACGCGAACAGGAGCATCTTGAAGTGGACGCCCAGCTCGGTGGCCGATAGGCAGGCGATGCGCGGATCGACCAGTAAATCGCCGGGGGTAGATCGGGAACGAAGGATCGCGGGCTTGCCTTCCACCCTTGCGCCTTGTAGTGTTCGACTCGCTTTGCAGCATGGTTCTACCTCTCCCACGAGGCCGACATTCGGAAACGAATGTCGGCCTCGTGCTTTTGCAGGGAAGGTGCAGCCTGGCTGAGGCTCCCACCACAGCCCGGCGCGTGAGCCTTACTCGGGCTCGACGGGCAACGCCGACATCGGGGACCGCCCGGCCCCCTGCTGCTTCTTCTGTTCCTCGGCCTGCTTCGTTTGCAGGTCGAACATGACACGGCCCAGCACGTTGAAGGCGATCTGCGGGGGCAGACCCTTCAACGCCTTGCCGATCTTGTTGAGGGTTGCCAGCTCTTGGCGGGCATCGTTGACGAAACCAAACTCGGACTTCTGCATGCTGCTTTGTTGCCGGGAGTAGGATGGTCGCCACGCCCCGGAATGCGCGGCGACCGATGGATATACACGCTGTGGCGTTGCTCGTCCAGTCAGACTTTCACGTCGAGGGCCTTCCTCGTAGCGTACCATCCGCAGTCGCAGTAGTCGGCGAACAGGGCAGTGTCGAGGGCCAGGTTCGCGTCTCGTTGCCGAACGAACTCGCACGTATCGCAGTGGCCTCCCCACTCCTGCCACGTAGAGCAAGCGGACGCCAGTGCCGCCAGCTTCGCCTTGAGCGCGTCGCGCTCCTGCCGTAGCGTGTCGGCCGCATCGGCGAGGCTCCCGCAGCAGACCGGCAGGATCAGTTTCGCCGCCTCAATCTCGGTCCTGAGCGCGTCGCGTTCATCGGCGGCGTCCAGCAGCGCGGGGAGGGCGTTGCGGGCTTCGGATGCCAGCGCGCAGTCGGATGCGATGCACCCGATGCCGTGGCGTGGTTCCCGGATTACGGAAGCGAGCCTCCGCAGCTCGGCGATGTTCAGTTGCTCGCTCACGACAGCCGCTCCTCGATGGCGATCTCGATGCGCTTGCGGTCCTCGCCGTGGAACGCTGACAGGTCGATCGAGTGAAGTTGGTCCGATGAAGCGGTGTCCACCCAAGCGATGATCTGCTCAGGCAGCATCGACGACGTGTCAGGCAGCGCGGCTAGGCCGGCCGCCGCCCTGGCTGTTGCCGCTGTCGTCGTGACAGCAGTGGCCGCCGACGAGAACTCGGCTTGCGACATCCGCTCCTCCTGATCCTGCTCGGCTTGGATGCCAAGCATCAGGTCAGCCGATCGCGGGATTGAGCCGCCATTGAAGTGCGCGCGGATCACCGTCTTGCGCATCATCGGCAACGGGTCAGTGCTCCACGGAGTAGACTTGATCTTGCCAGCGGTGAACGCCTTCCACGCATCCGACCTGTCACGCACGGCCAGGATCTCGTCGCGCGTCATCACCGACACGAGCGGTTCCTGATCGACCGTCGTGCCGTTGGCCACGGTGAGCACGACCCTCGAGTACGCGGCGACTACCTTGTCCTCGCCGCGCGTGACATGCGGCGACCACTTGTGCATCAGCTTGCCGGCGCCGGGTTCCCACTCGAAGGGCTCGCCCTCGTAGACCAAGAATCCCTCGCATTTGTGGACGCGCGGGTGCCGATAGGCCATGTCGATCATGCCCTTGTAGCCGATGATGAACGTGGCCGTCATGCTCTGGCGCTTCGAGTTCCACCGAGGGATGAGGTAGAACTGGCCGTGCGCGCTGCCTGGCACCAGGCCACAGTTGGCGGCCACTGACAGGGCGTCGATCACCGTGTCAGGGGCCTGCACACACGCCTCGATCAAGCCGGGCTGGCGCTCGAAGTCGGCGATTGCCGCGGCGTACCAAGGGCCGTAGGAGATCGGGCGGATGCGCCCGGCGGCCGGATCGCTTTCGAGCGCAGCCTGGAAACGCTTCGACTCGCGGGCAATGAGCCCCTTCGCGTCTGAGATTGTGACTTGCAGTGCCATTGTTACTCCTCCGCCGGCCTAGTTGGCTGACGGCTTGTGTTGTTGGTTGTGACGCCTCGCCATCTCGGCGTGGACCTCTGATTCCGATACCCTTCCGAACGCTGCACAGCCGACGATCTGTTCCTCGATCGTCTTGGGAGCCATCAGTCATCACCCCCCTTCACCTTGAATACGCGGGTTTGCTCGCTTGGGTGCGTAGGCATCACCATGCAGGCTTCGACGGCCTTCTTGTGATGCTTCCTGACAGCCGCCATGTCGAGCTTCGGAACGGTGTATTGGGCGAGGATGTCCGGGTGCTTACGCGCGAACGCAACCTCGTCGAACACGCGGTTGGCTCGCCACGTCGCCACGACTTCGCCGCCGGCACCGATCAACACCGAGGCATTGCCGAGCTGTGGCAAGAGCTGGTTGCGCAGATCGTCACTCTCGGCCTTGGCCTCCCGCATGATTCGTGACAGCTCGCCGATGCGCTTCACGCTGGCTTGCTGCTCTGCGCTGAGTTCGATCGGCTCCTCGTTGTAGGCAAGGAACTTCGCCCGCGCGTCCTCCTCGTTGGTCGCCTCGGGTTCCAGTCCTGCATCGACACGGCGCAGCATCTCGTGCGCGGCCTCAATCAGCTTCTTCCCGACTTCGATGTCCTCGGGGATCGGGTATCGGCACAGGTCGTAGCTCGGCAGGAACATCGTCCACACGTCGATGGCGTGACGCGGCATCCCGTTGTCACGGGGCACCGCATACTGGAACTGCACTTGCAGGTAGACGTGCAGCGGAACCTGTCGAGACTCGTGCGTGCCCCACAGCAGCCGGGAGCCTGTCAGCTTCGCTTCCACATCGCGGCCGTTGCTCGCGTAGAAGTCCGGCGAGACGCCGATCCGCGGGTCGACTTGCAGTGGCACCGGGGCCGCGCGAACGAGCGCACCCTCGCCGTTCGTGTCGATCAGATCCTCGACCAACGGGCGGATCAGTCCATCCTCAGCCAGCTTGCCGGCCTTGAGCGCGTCCTCGTTGTCGGGCTCCTCGTTGGGGATCTCACCGCGCAGCCGCATGTAGAGGTGGAGTCGGGACTCTCGGCCAACGCCGAGCAGGGTGGCGGCGTCGGTGCCGCCGATCAGATGCTTTCGTGTCATGGTTCTGCGTCCTTACTTTGCTTTGATCGCGGTCTTGATCAGCCGCAGCACCGCGCTGGGCTTGATGCCGAGCGCGGCGGCGATCAGGATCAGCGCCCCGCGCTGCGGAATCCTGACGCCAGCCCGCCAGGATCGCACGGCTGTCTCGCTGTAGCCGGTGATCTTGGCGAGCTGTTCGCTGGTGATGCCCTTGCGGCGCAGGGCGCGGCCGAAGGCGGTGTTAGATGGTCGGCCGCCGGCTTTCGCCCCTGGGCTTGCTTGTTGTGGCATGCCTACAGAGTAGCGTTCGTCCTCTTGCTTCGCAAGATGGCATTCGCAGGAGCACTCCCCCGCCTTGGCGGCGGGGCGCAGGCAGTATCGCCAGCAGCAGCATCGCCAGCAATGGACTCCGTTGGTCTGCGTCACGACTTCACCACCTCAAGCTTCGTGATCCACACCGGGTGATCCTGACAGCAGGTGTGCCAGTGGACGCGGAACGACGCGCGACCCATGCGGTAGAGGTAGATGTGATCGCAGCCCCCGGCAGGCGTCTCATCCTGCCATCTCGCTGGTATGAACCCGCCGATGGCGTCCACCATCAGATCATCTAGCCACTCCACCGCTTTAGACCACACAGCGCACGGCTGGCTGTCTTCGGTGTCGAGGGCCGGTTTCCACTTCATGGGGTTGGCTTTCATTCGGTCACCGCCTGGGCGCTGTAGTCAATGCTCTGGCTTGCGGTCACGTCGAACACTTGCCATGGATCGGAGGAGCCGAGGAGCCTGACGCGAATGCGCTCTTTCGTGCAACCGTCCGCGTTACGAATCGCACCGTCATCGTCGTAGAACTCGGCCCACCGCTCGGCAGCGCCTTCGGCGTCATGGGCGCGGACCGTGCGGTCCTCCTCGAAGGTTTTGCCCCAGAGGTGCTCCGTTTCCCACTCCGGCTTGCACAGGTGGACGCCCTTGTATCGTTCGTGACACAGATTGCACTTTTGATAGCTCATTGCAGATTCCACACGTCCATCTGGACGGCCTCCTTCCTGACCTTGGTGAAGATGCGGGCACGCTGCTCCGCACCGAGAAACCCCAACGCCCTGACAGGGCTGCTTGCCCAGGTGTTCGCCTTCTCGGCGAGGTAGCTGGGGTGAGGCTCATCGCCGTAGGCGTCGCGGGCGAACTGCTCGCCGCTGGTGTTGTAGATGTACGAAACCATGGCCCATGCCCCCGCGTCGAAGTCACTCAGCATCAGCGTTCCCCTTTGAGCATCAGCACGAAGCCTGTCACGCCGGGTTCTAGCTCGCTGGCTTCGCAGTAGACGCCGAACGGCATCAGCTCGCGCGGGAAGTCGGTGTAACCGATCTCTTGCGCGATGATCTCGCGGCCGTTGCCGTCGTCGCACACAAGGCGGGCGCCGTCGCGCTCCGATGCGGGGGCGGTCAGCGTCCAGACCTGGAAGTCCTCGCGCCGCACGGCCTCGCTCGTGGCAACGTAGCTGGCAATGGCATCGACGAGCCAGTGCGCGCCCAGCGTGTCAGCTACGAACTTGATCCCGTCCGTGTAGATGAGTTTGCGCGCCAACGGGTGGCGGTGGAATCCCTCCGACCCGTTCGCGTGCGCGATGTACTCGGTAACCAACTCGACGAGGGCCGCTTTGCTTTGCTTTGTTGTCATGGTTCTGGCTTGTGTTAGAGGAACCGGCAGGGAATATCGGCAAGCAGCCGGCGAAGGGCCGACAGCTTGCCATCGTGGCGGAAGATGGCGCGCGACTGCCGGAAGCAGTACGCGCGGAACATGGTTTCAAGGGGCACGCGCCCGGCTTGCATCAGTCGCGCAGGCACTTGTTCGCCCCCGTGTCGATGAAGTGTTGCCGGCAATCGGAGTGCGGGCAGACCGGCGGTCGGGCGTGTGTGGTCCGATCGTGTGCCGTGTCATGGTGGATCAGGTGGAGCGACCAAGTGGGCATGTAAGCGCACAGCTCGCGCCCGTGGTCGCCGCACAGTTTCGTTATGGCGTTGCCCTCCGGGGAAACCGCCCAATGGGTTGCGTCCGTCCTGCGCTCTTCAGTGACACAGCTTGAACAGAACATTGGGACGTCGGGGGGCAGCAACCCGACTTCCAGGATAGGCGGGTGGGCTACCATCCGAATACCTCCCGAATGCCGCCGGCAAGCCCCATGGCGTAGCCGATCAGCGCCGCTCCGAGCAGGGCCGCGAGCGTGACAGCCACGTCACGCCAGTCGATGCGCCGGGGGCGCATCACGCGCCCCCCTCGGCATGATCCTCGGCGGCGCGGTCCGTGTCAGGCTCGCGCTCGGTCACGCACTTACCACCGGCCAGCGCGCACGCGCCGACCGCCGCCATGATCTCGCGGCATGCGCCTTCCTTGAACTTGCTTTGCGTGATGGCGTCGGAGACGGCCTCCTCCGGAACGTCGCTGTCCTTCTCGCGGGTCTGTACTTCCAGCTCGCAATTGACATGTGCGAACCGGACCGCCGCAAGGGCGCATTCGATCGAAGCCGATGCGCGCCCATCGGCCCACTCAGCGGACGGGCACCCCAAAAGGTTGCCGGGGGCCATCGCTGCCCGGTTGATCAATTCCGCCGCCGCCTGGATGAGCGACAGGCGCTGACGGGCCAGCTTCATAACCAAGTGATGGTTTCCGGCTTCCTCGGGACTGGTTTCGACTGCTTTGCTTTCCATGGTTCTATCGTTTGGCCGTGTCACCCGTGGCCAGCGGGACCGCGAACGCTCGCGGCGGGCAGTCATGTTCGGAACCTCTTTCGACAACGATACAGCGTAGACTTGAGATAGACAAGGGGGGCAACGCTACTTTTCCATAGCGCGCTGCTCGGCGAGACGAACGGATTCTTGCGCGCCCTTGCATGTGCAATCGGGCAAGCCGGGCACGCGAACGAGAAACCCGCTTGCGGTACGGTGAACCTCGGCGACCGTGACACAATCCGCGACGCGGACTAGTCGCTTGACGCCGTGCTTAGGCGGTCGCCATACGTGGCCGGGCGTTCGTGACACGGGGACGCCCACTACTCGCCCCCTTGCTCGGGATCGCCGTAGGCGCTTGCGGTATCGTTCCCGCAATTGTCACAGGTGCTCGGCGCCCCTTCCCAATGAATGAAAAGGCCGACCACAAGCCAACCGTCCCGGCCGCGCGGATCGGCAAGCGCGATGTTGCGCCGCTCCGCCTTGCAACACGCGGGACACAGCGTTCCGCCATCGTGCGTAAGGGCGAGCATTGGGTATCCGCCGGGAAAGGTGAAGGGTTCGCTGGCAAGCCGATCGGCATGCCGGAGTGAATTGCTTTGCTTTGTCATGTTCCGGGTTTCGGCCCTACCTGGGGCCATCGTCAGCGGCCGGGAATACGGCCGGACCCGGCGGCGGCGCTATTCGTCCGCCATCGCGGCAAGGGTCGCCCGGAACCCGTCAAGGCACTTCTCAGCGGGTTCGCCCGGCAGCCATTCGCCGATATAGATATCGTCCGGTCCGATTCCCAGAACGTCGGCGATGAATCGCACCCTGTTCGCCCGTGGGTTCCCGAAGAACGGGCTTACGTCGCTTTCCGATCCTCCGTTGTCCATATTGTGGACGCCAACGGCCTTATATATGCTGCCCCGTGTTTGTGCGAATTGTGCGAGCACGATACTGGCGTCCCGTGTCGGCTGATTCCAGGACGCCATAACCGGCGCCTTGCTACCGCATCCGAAGCACAGCACTAGTTCCACCGGGCGACGCTCGGCGAGTAGCGCGATCGCACCGGCCATGATCCCCGCGCGTTCCGCGACTTGCGCGAGGGAATAACTCCATTGCGTCATTGTCGATGCGAACACGCGGACCGGAGAATGCACTGAAGCGCTTTCGACGCGGCGCCGCATTGTCCTGTCACAACCGGCTAGATAGTGGGGGACCGATGGAATTGCTCCGGCGTAGTCGAGCGCCCAGTCCGACGATGCGACCGACAATTCGCCCAGCGTATCGTTGGCAATCTTCCGGCCGCGCTCGAACGCCGCGACGGAATCGGGCGAGGTATCGCCTTCGATTGCGAGCCGAGTAGACCGTTCCGGGTCGATGGCGCGCCATGCGGGGGACGTGCGCAGTCGATCGGCCGGGACCGAGGCCAGTAGGCTTTCGATCCCGTCGAAGTGCCGATACCAACGACAAGGGGGGTTTCCCCCCGTGACAGGGGAGCGGGGACGGGACATTAGGACTCCCCCCATGCCGAACGCGCGACCGACAGAAGCGGTTCCCAGGACGCGTCAGGGAGCCCACAACGTAGCGCCATCTCGCATACATCATCAAAGGCGACCCCGTTTGCCAGTAGCGCCGCCCCCTTGACGGATGCGCGCGGAGTGATTGTCGCGCCTGTCACAGAACGATCGGTCGCGGCCTTGCGAGTAGCGCGGACTGTGCGTAGCCAGCGCTTGTCCGGGCAGATTGCCGATTCTAGGGCGGGGTCGATGTTCCAATGGATCATTGCGAACCGATCAAGGAAGGCGCCGTCTTGCCGCACACGCCCCGCGAGGTTCGCATTGCCCCCTTGCCCGAACGTGTTCGCGGCAGCGATACAAACGTTGTCAGGGTGCCGTTCGACCATGCCGTCCGGGAACGCGCATACGCCGTTCGCCAGCGCCGCATTGAAGGCGACAACGGCCGATGCATGCGAAGCGTCTATTTCGTCGAAAAGGAATACGCCCCCGTTCTCCCAGGCTTCCCGGAATGCGGTTCGGACCGTTCGCCCCCCCGCGTCGATGAAGCCTGACAGGGCGTAAGGTGAGTCTAGGGCGCCAGTGAAGGCGAAAGACAGGTCGAGCGCTTTCGCCACGGACCGCGCGGCCGTTGTCTTGCCCGTTCCTGGCGGACCGCCAAGCCAAGGCACCATGCGCTTTCCATCGACAAAGGTATCGCATACCTTCAACAGAAGGGGGAACCTGGCGTGTTGCGCGCCTACGGAAACGGACCTTTCCGTCCTGGCGTCATTGACCGTGACAGAAACGGCCGCGCCTTCCATCGCCGCGCGGACGACTTCCTCGGCGATCAAGCGAACGGCCGTTTCATCGACCGGCGCCGACCGCGGCGCGCGCGCGGCAAGGATCGTGCGAAGCGCCCGCGCTACCTCGTCGTCACCGGGCGATTCCGTGACAGGCGCCGGATGAGCGCTTGCCCCGGTTTCGGCATCGTACGCTTCCTGACAGTCGGGATGCGCCAGTAGCGCCGCCACAAGGTCACCCTTGCGCTTTTCAACGTATCCGGGGATCCCGAGCCGCCGGGCCATCGGGTATAGAACGCGCTGCATGCTGGCCGTCGCCAACCGCTCTGCCATGGTGGTTTGTTCTGTCATGCTGTGCTCTGCTGTGGTTCGGGGGGCCGGGCGAAGATGCTCGCCCCCCACCAGGAACGCTACTGTGTATCGTCCACAATGCAATACCCACGTGACACAATTTCCACGACCGCCCCTAACGCCATGCTAGCCAAGCGCTTGCCCGACAGTCCTTTCTTCGCCGACGGCCGGCCGGCGCGCCCCTTGCCCCGAAAGTATCCTCGCCGTCTCGGCGCCCCCCCGCCTGTCATCACCACCGATCCCTTGCGTCTACTCGCCCCGAACGAGCGCCGCGGATCGCGCCGATGGCCGACCCTGCGCGGCCGCGCCGTGGTCGCCTTGATCGCCGCGGGTGGGCTGAAGGGCGCCGGGTTCGCCCCCGCGGTCGCCCTGTCACGGAACGCCAAGGGCAAGGGCCGCCCCGGTGTGCCCCGTTCCTCCGGCCTGTCATACGCCGGCCTGTCACGGGCCATGATGCGCGATGTCCCGGACCTTCGATTGCCTGTTTGGGCTTGGCGGGCATTGGCCGTTGCCCTGTCACGCCGGGGGACGCGCGCCGGTTCGCCTGCCATGTTGCCGAATCAGGGCGGAACGGAGGGTTCGAGCCTGTCATACATCCGCTCATTCCAAGCCCATTGTGCCCTCTTCGGTGCCCCGTGGCTGGCCCATCACGCCAGGGAGGCAGGGAGGAGGCTAGGCGGACCGATCGTGTCACTGGCGGCTTGCAGGGAGCCCTGGCGGGGCATGGTCATTCGGGCGGTTGCCCCCTTCCTGGCGGACTACTCGACCCGGCCGTGACAGTCGGCTGACAGGCGGCCGGCTGGGAATGGCCGTTCTCCCCGCGCGGGGCGCGCGATCCTTGGCGACGGGACAGGTCGGGGGGCTTGCGAGGGGGCGCCGTGACAGGCGCTGACAGGCTGGCCCACCCCACCCCCTGGGGGGGTCCGACCCCGCGGCCGCGCAGGGACTCCAGAACATGGAGTCCTCAACTCTCTCTCTCGCCCGTCCGCCTCGGATACCGGCCCGGCCTGTGGTGGCCAGCCCCTCTCTCACGCTTCCGCCCCAGGAACCCCCGCTGGCCCCCGGCTTCCCCAGCAGGTGGCGTGCCGGCCGCCCGGACATCCGCCCGGATCCGGCCGGATTTCTGTCAGGCCACCGCTACTGTGGCAACTCGGGCGCGGACTATGGGAACTCTGGCCACCCCGGCGGGGGGTCGCTCTCGAGCGGGAGGCGTGGGACTCCAAGGAGGGGGCCCCGGCTGTCTGGCGAGCCCGGTTTTGGTACCGGGGAGGGGCGGCGGGTGGCCCGGTCGAGGTACTGGGGATGACCTTCGCGTGCCTCTACCCTGTACAAGTGACTCCATCTCGAAAAAAGGATAGGTCGCTTGCAGAAGATTTTCCCAGCGGGTTACGTGGCGTGACTCATTGGCACGGTGGAAGCCGCTGCCGACCGTCGTGAAGGCGCTGCTTTACGGCCTCCCGTGTGATGCCGAGCTGCGCCGCGGCGGCTGTTAGGGGCTGTCGGTCGAGGCACACGGCGAGGAACACCTCCAGCTCCTTTTCGGTCAGGCGCTGTAGCAGGCTGGCGACTTGTTCGAGGAGTTCGACGCTGCGGTCTGGCGGCGTCGATGGCTCGGGGAGCACGAGGTCCAGAGGCTCGGTGCGGCGCCGGCGGCGCTTCTCGCGGCGAATGTGGCGGGCCCACTCCTGCTCGGCGTTGCTCTCGGCCAGGGCGACCCACTCCTCGAGGCCGAGGTTGCCGTTGGGCTGCCAGTTCTTGTGGGCCTGGTAGACGCGCATGGCCAGAAACTGCGTGTGGTCGCTGGCGTCGATCGTCATGGCGCGGTAGCCTAGCCAGCGACGCACTGCGGGGTAGTTCAGTTGGCAGAACGCTGGACTCATAATCCAGAGGCCGCTGGTTCGATCCCAGCCCCCGCTTCCATTCTTTCGTGCGAAAGGAACCCCGCCTCATCCGGGTATAGGGCCAAGATGAGCTGGCATGCCACCGGCTGTCACGATCCCTCGTGGCGGCGCCGGTAACTGCGGTCGAATGTCCGCCTTGCAGCGGCAGGGCGATCGGGTCAGTGGTGGCTTTCATCCCCTCCAAGGACTGCCAAATGCCGAAGCCAACTGACGCCGATCTCCAGAACCGATTCCTCTACCACTCCGGCCCGCCCTCGCGGAACGCCAAGCATGCCCGCGTGTCAGCTCTCTGCCTCGAGCTGGCGCGGGAGCTGAACGAGATCATGCCCGAGGGCCGCAACCACTCGCTGGCGCTGACCGCGCTCGAGGATGTCCGCATGCGCGCCAACGCGGCGCTCGCGTGTGACTCGCCCGAGGGCGAGTAGTCACTCTGCTTCGGGTAGCTGCACCATCCTCGACTGTGGCACGATGCCGCGGTCGAGCATGCGGCTGACAACCTGTGTCAGGGTCAGCTTTGCGCACGCGCAGCAGACGAGCGCGGTCGGCGCCTCCATGCGCAGCAGATGATCGCACGGCTCCCGGCACAGTTCGCAGTGCCCGTCGTCGATCGGCTGCGGGATCGCTGGCCATGCTGGCTGGCTCTCGTCGGCTACGTCAAAACGCAGGCGCTTGCTTGGCATCGGCAGACAGCTCTAGCTTGTAGAGGATCAGCAGGCGCTCCAAATCTTCGAGGCGGATCGTCAGCAGCCATGGGGTGGCCGGCTGGCCGCGCTCGGCAGTCTGCCGGTGCAGGACGGCCGGAATGTCGCCGCGTGCCTGGGCGATCGCCTGGAGCATTGCCGGGACGATCGCGGTGCGCTTCTCGAGCTTGCACTCGAAGCTCACACCGTCGATGGCGTCGATGATGTCGCTGTCGCCCTCGGAGTTGCGCACGCGCCGCGCCGAGCTGAGGCAGCCGATCTTCTTCAAGGCGGCTACGGCCTCGCGCTCGCCGCGCTTGCCCTTCTCTCGCTGGGACCGGCCCATCACAAGTCCTTGTTCTCGGCCTTACCGCATCTGGCGCACCATCGAAACTCGCAGTAGCGAGACGGGCGCGACCATGCGGACCACTTGTGGCGCAGGAAGAAGCACAGGATCCGTCGGATCATTCGTTGGCCTTTGCTCGGGCTTTGGACGCCACCGAAGCCAGTCCGCTTGCCTTCTTTTCCTCGGGCGGAATCAGGTCGAGGATCAGCTCGAGGCACTTCAGCTTGACGGCCGATTCTGGAGCTATCTCGAACAGATTCTGGGCGTGGCGGCGAACATCGTCGCGCGTCCATGCCTTGTCGGGAGGCTGGTTGCTGGGTAGCGTTGGGTCCATGACTCCTATGAGCCTAGCCAAAGTGCGTCGAGTTCCCAAGGTGTCGGTGAGCGATGTGATGACATCGCAGGGGTTCATCCCAACAACCAGCTTCCAGTTTCCGCTGATGTTCTTCGCGCCTGGAACCACCAGGAACCAGGTGAAGTCCGGCGAGAAAGCACCCGTGATCAAGCTGACACAGGAGCAGATCGAGGAGATCGAGGAATGGGCATCTTCGCCGGAACAGGTGATGATTGCTGTCAGCAGCATCGCCGACAATGGGTGCATGCCTGACCCGCTCCAAGATCGGATCGAAGCCGCCGCTGCCGTGCGCACCAAGGATCTCGAGGACCGCGTTGCGATCCTTCAGGGTCTGGTCGATCGACTGGCCGCGCAATCTGCCGAGAAGCCGAAGGATGATGCTGCAACCGAAGACCTGACCGACGACGAGCGCGACCTGGATGCCAGCACACTCGATCCGACCGTGATCGCTGCGATGGCCAACAAGAAGCCCGCGAAGAAGGCCAAGGACGCGGACGCGACGGCCAAGTGATCGAGCTGTCCGAGAAAGAGCTGGAGAAGTGGGTCGCTCGCGCGATGACGGATACAGGGTTCGTTGGGCGCGAGCTGCTTGGCTACAACTACGACCTGGATCACAAGACCGGGAAGAAGATCAACGTTGGCACTGGCGGGCTCCGCGACGAGCCTCCATACACCACGATGACCGAGTTTGTCGCCGACCCCGACAAGCAGCTATGCATGCTCCTGGCGCCGCGCGGCGGCCTGAAGTCGTCCACGGTCAAGGCCGACTGCGTACGCAACTTCCTCGCACACCCTGATGATGCGACGTTGTTCATGTCGGGGACCACAGCGCAGGTGCGCAAATGGTCGATCTCGATCCGTGACACGTTCGAGTTCAACCCCAACATCGAGGCATGGTTTGGCCAGCCGCTGAAGGGGTACCCGTGGACTGTCGATGAGTGGACGCTCTCGACCAGGAACGACGCTTCGCGGGCAGATCCTAGTTTCCGCATCGGCTCGCTGAAGCGGCTGCCGACCGGCGGCCACTACAACCGGATCTACCTCGACGACATCATCGACTGGCGCAACTGCCGCACTCAGGCCCAGCTTGACCTGGCCAAGATGCTGATTCACCTGGTCATGCCGCTGCGCGTGCCAGGCGCCAAGATCATCGTGACAGGGACGCGCTACAACCCCGGCGATGTCTACTCGTACATCGACAGCTTGCCGGGATGGAACAAGCTCGTCATGGGCACTGGCTTCGAGATCGCTGAAGGATCGGACGGCCTGTTCAAGTTGACCGGCGAGAAGCCGATGTTCCCGCACCTCACCAAGGCGTACCTCGAGCAGCAGCTCGGTGGCATGGACTTCGAGGAGTTCTGCTCGCAGTACCTGAATCGCCATGTGTCAGGGCTGTCACAGACCTTCAAGCGCGAGTGGTTCCAGCCGATCCCGTGGGAACCCGAGATGGCGAATCTGACGACCTGGATCGTCACGGACTCAGCCCTCAGCAAGGCGCAGGGCGCCTGCTACTCGGTGGCGCTGGTGGTAGGGCTCGATGCCGCGCGACGGATGTACCTGTTGGATGCCTTCGTCGGTAAAGTCGAGCCAGGGCAGTACGTAGACGAGCTATTCTCGCTGCATCACAAGTGGTCGGCCTTGACGATGATGACCGGCTGGACGATCGAGCGCGTGACCATGGCCATGATGCTGCAAGGTTGGATCGAGACGGAGGCCCGTCGCCGCGGCGTGAGACTGAACATTCGAGAGATCCCTCGAGGCGGTGGTGAGCGCAGCAAGGATGATCGCATCCGACGCCTACAGCCGAAGATGCGCGCGAAGGATCTCTATGTGGTGGACACATTCCCGCGCACCTACCGCGACGGCCAACGTCTGAAGTCGCTGTGGGATCCAACCGGATTCCTCGACACCAACACGCAGCAGCGACTTCCCGGCGGCGAGCTGGTGGAGCAGTTCGCGCAGTTTCCGTACTACGCGATGAAGGACATCGCCGATGCGCTCGCCGACGTGGAGCACTACTTCCACGACAAGTCGCCGGCCTGCTACGTTCGCCGGCCCCAAACCCAGATGGGCGGAATGCGGATCCCGAAGTTCCGGCACGACCAGATCACCGAACCCTGGATTGACAGTCGTGTCACGGCGCGTCAGGATTGGATCAGGGCCCTTGGCAGACCACCCGGCTAACCATGAAGCAGATTTCCGACCAGCAGCTCCGCCAGATCCTCAACACGCTCGACCAGACGAAGAAGCGTTGTGGCCAGGCTGCATACGACAAGCGGCCGGTTGAGCCTGCTGTCCTGACACAGATCGCTCAGGCCATCGAGTCAGCGCAGCGCACTCTCATCTCTCTTCCGTCGATCAAGGAACCAGTAGCATGACCATCACGACCAAGCCCGAGCTTCCAGGCGCAAAATCATTCGCTCGTGGCGGATTCCGCCTCTCTCCGCTGACCGACACTCACAATCCTGCCGGAGCGTTCGCGGATGCAACGGTCAAGCAGAACCTTGCAGTTGGGCGACGGGGCCAACTGATGGTGATCGACCGCATCGACATGATCGGGATGGGGACGCAGGTGGCTGCGCCGCAAGCACTCGTCCTGCGATGCTCGAACTACGCTGGCACGGCAGGTGACGAGCTGCACTTCTCGATGATCACCCTGGGCGGAGGGTTGAATCACAGCGACTCGATTCCGCATTTCGGGTACGTGAACCAGCCAGTGTTCACCGAGCCGGCGATCGTTCCCGGTGGGCCGAACCAGTTCGAGGCGAACAACACACTCGGCTACTACGTCATGGCTGTGTCATCGGGCGGCGAAGACACGCTCGAGATGATGCTCCCAGGTCTACGCCACGTAGAGCGCAATTCCGCGTTCTCGCAGGGGATCGTCCCGGGCGCATGGGGAAGCAGGATCGTCTATCTCGCAGCCGTCGGCCTTGGCCTCGAGAACTACATCACCAACGGCGAGCTGATTCCGGCTCCTGGCGCCGACAAGATGATGGTGCTTCGCACCCTTTGCATCGGATCTGCAATCGGCGCAACAAACCACTATCGCGTTGGCGTGGGCTACAGCGATGTTGGGTCCGTTGTGATCGCGGGCGGGAGCTCGACGACAGTGCTCAACGTCACGAGCCCAACCTTGGTGGCCAATGCCCACGTGGGGATGATGGTCGTCATCATCACCGGCAATCGCCGCGCTGAGGTTCGTCAGATCACGGCGAACACCACAACCACCATCACGGTAGGCGTTGCATTCTCTGGTGCCCCAGCCGCAGCGGACACGATCCAGATCATCAACCCGATGCACGAATGGGTATCGGCGGTTGCGGTGCCTGGATTCCGCGCGGAGCAATGGCTCACGGATCTCAACATCCCCGTCCCGCAGAACAAGGCGCTCTGGTTCTACGCCGAAGCAACCGCGTCTGGCGGTGCAGGCGCTCCGACATCAGACTTCGATAACAAGCTCTCTGTCGTTGCCGGATGCGAAGTCCGCAGCGCGACCGGGCACACCTTCGTCAATCTCACGGGAGCACCAGCATGAGCTACATCGCCGTTTACCGCGACTGGAACAAGCAGCGCGTCAACTTCTGCCCGAAGGTCATCCGCTCCGTCAATGGCTATGGCTGGCTGGCCAAGCCTCGCCGAGGCCAGGTCATCGTCATCGAGCACGCCAACTTCAGTGCGTATCTCAGCACCGGCACCGCGACGAACATCGCCAACGTCGGACTGATGATCGCTGACGCTGACGGGAACTCGAGCCCTGTTGCCCTGACCGGCGTGAACACCGGGGTATCCGCAACAGTCTGCTCCGTCTCTGGTGGCGGCCTCGTTGTGAACGCCTACGTTGGCATGCTGCTTCGCTACAAGACTGGCGTGAACGCTGGCAAGGTTCGGTTGATCTCCGCGAATGCCGCGGGCACCATCACAACGGCAACCTTCACGACAGCTCCTGCGAACCTCGACGAGTTCGAGGTGATCAACCAGGGTAGCTTCAATCCGATCCTTCCCTCATGGCGTATGCGCCGGAGCGCGACAGTTCCCCTGTCGGTGAACTACCAGCACAAGGACGTGGAGATCGTGCTCGGAGATTCTGCCGGCATCGGCTACCTGACGCGCCAGGGAACGGTTGGTCCAGATGTCTACATCGAACCGACCAGCTTCTCGATCTCACTGCAACTGCGGTACGAGCCGCAGGGGTACAAGTCAGCGATCAGCAACTACCAGATCCAGCCATCGGGGGCCGTCTGATGAACGACCTGCGATCGGCTGGCTCCCACTTCTCGAGGAGCCTCAACTACAACGCGGTTGACACTGCTCCGGCAGCAGCGACCGCAAACCTGGTCACGGCGCCGGTCCTACCGAAGATGGACACAGGCAACGGAGCAGGCCGGGTGTACGAGCAGGCCAATCGTGTGGTGATCTCGTCGATCCACATCATGGCCTATGCTTCGATCGCCGTGGTCTTGAAGCTCGTGTCAGTGGAAGACCCAGGGGCTACCGCAGTTCGCCGAGTGATCCGGCAATGGTACCTGCCGGCAACGACCGTGATCGCTCAAGACATCGTGATCCCGCAAGGGATCCCAACGCCTTGCCGCGAGGGTGTCCCAGCGGCTGACCGGGCTGCATCCCTGATGCTCGTGTGCAGGAATGCGGCCGATGGCGCGGATGTCAACCTGGCCACGGCGTTTGCGGCAGGCACTGGATACCTGTCGCTCTCGATCGACGGGTTGTTTGTTCCGGCAAACAAGCAGCTCTGGGCTCCGCCGATCACTGGCGGATCTGCGTACAACGGCTAATCCATGAAGCCACTTCCAGACGGCGGGGCGGTCACCGAAACGGTCATTGATGTCGAGGCATGGCCCGACCTGACCGCGGCCGAGGCTGACGTTCTGGAGGATCAGCAGGTTCCATACGAGAACTTCGCCGATGACGAGGAGCTGGCCGGCAGGGCTTTGCAACTCTACCTCGACGCCAAGACGACGTGGGAGAACGACACAGCCAACATCCGTGACAACTGGTTGTGGATCGACTACCTGTTTCGAGCCAACTCGCTGCGCAAGAACAGCAACCGCGATGTCCACGTCCCAGAGCTGCTGAAGGCTCACCGCGCCCTCGTCCCCCGTATCGTCGAGGCGTTCTTCGGCAACGGGCAGTCATTCTTCGCGGCCAAGGGCCGTGACAGGATGGACCGCATGCGCGACACGGCGCTGACAGCACAGTTGAGCTTCCAGCTCGACCAGAACCGCTTCCGCACGCTGATGGCGCCGTTCGTTAGCTCGATCTGCAAGTACCAAGTCGGCTGCTGGAAGGTGACCTGGGAGGTCAAGAAGGAGCGCATCCCATACCACTGGATCGAAACGGTGGTGAAGGATGGAAAGACGGTCGAGGTCCACAAGCGCCAATGGCGTGACGTATGCACCTTCGTCGGCAACCGCATTCGCCTCGTCGATCCGGCGCGCTTGATCCTGGACGCGCAACGGTGGGACTTGCAAGACCTGGCCTACATCGGCGACATCCGTGACACGCCACTGCACGAGATCATCGACGACGATCGCTACAAGAACCGCGACAAGCTACTTGAGCGCACTTCGACCGATGCGCAGAACAACATCCGCGCTCGACAGTCATCGGCGGCCAGGTCCGGCCTCAAGAACTCAACCGCAGAGGACTCGAAGACGCCCAAGGGCACCTCGCAGTTTGGCGAGCTTGGCGAGCTGTGGTGTTGGTTCAATTGGGCTCCGATGGGGCAGCCCGCTGACATGCGCAAGACGGTCATCACCGTCTATGACAACAGCGTCGTGCTACGACTCCAGGAGAACTTCCACGACGACAAGCACCTGCCATATGCCGTCGCTCGCTACTCCGACAACGGATTCGAGTTCTTCGACGTTGGCCTTTACGACCCAGCGCTCCGCGTGCAGGACGAGATCGACCATTTCCGCGGCACGCTCTACGAGGCAGCGGACCTGACGATCGGGCCGCGTGCATTCACCAAGGGTCCAGCCGTCGATCTACCCAACAGCATGTTCGACATGCCGCCTGGCTGGATCGGCAAGGACGTTGGCGAGATCGCGTTCGCCCCGGTGCCAAACACCTTCGGCGCGGCGCCGTTCATGGACTCCATCATGCGGCGTGACATGGAGGAGATCACTGGCGTCACGCGCCTGTGGCAAGGAAGCGAGAGCGGTGCCGGCGGTGACAGCACAGCCACGGAAGTCCGCCGCAAGATCGAAGAAAGCAACCGCCGGCTGCTCGGCCTGATCCGCTCGGTTGACGACGGCATGACATCGCTGCTGATGATCATGCACGCGAACAATCAGCAGTTCATGACCGACAAGACCAAGTTCCGCGTGCTCAACACGCGCTGGGCGAAGCTGCTCGGGACGAACGAGTACACCATGAGCCCGAGCGAGCTGCTTGGTCCGGTGGACTTCACGTTCTACGGCGTGACGCGGATTCAGGCATACGGCCTGCGTGGCACCAACCTGCTGACCTTCCTCCAGGTCATGGGTCCGATGATCCAGGAGAACCCGCAGATGTTCAACATGGCCGAGCTGACCAAGCAGGTCTATCAGGCCGTGGTCGGTGAGGACAGCGAGGACGAGATCCTACGTGATCCGCAGGACTTCGACTCGATGTCAGACCAGCGCCTCGAGAACCGCAAACTGGTTGTTGGCCAGCGCGTTCCAGTCCATCCGCTCGACGACGATGACGCGCACCTTGCGATCATGGAAGAGGATGGGATCCGCGCCTTTGTCGAGGACGAGAACAATCCAGAGCCAGCCCGCAAGGCGGCGTTCGAGCACTACAAGGGTCACCACGAACAGAAGATGCGCAAGGCTGCACAGCAGAAGGCCATGGAGAGGCAGGCGGCTATGCAGGCGCTTGCCAAGGGGCCCGCTGCACAGGAGGCTCCTCCGGCTGGTGGACTCGAGCGCGGCACCAGGAAAACCAACGGCGACGGCACCAATCAGCAGGTAGCCAAGTCCGGTCGTCAGGGGCCGATCACGGATGCCAACAATGGAAGTTGACACGCGACGCCAGGTCCGCCGCGATCCTCGATTGATCCTGGCTGACAAACTCCTCCAGATCGCACACGTCAAGGTTGCGATCCGCCTTGCGGAGGACGAGGGCTGGAAGATGTACCGGGAAACCATCGAGCGTCACCGGGCCTCGCACCTGGAGATCCTGGCCACAAACATGGACTGTGACGTTAGCTTCGAGCGAGGCGTCATTCAGACCCTCTCGACGCTACGAGCGGTCAACAGCGCCAATCCTGCGCTTCTTGCTGCCCTGGAAGCAGAGGCAAGGGGCTTGCAAAAGACGGTGGAAGAGATGCAAGATGCAGGTCTATTCCGCAACCAAGTTCAGGAGAACCCATGAAGACCAAGGGACCAGCCCAGCAGACCAAGGGTCAGCGCGATGCGACGCTCGCATCGGTGACCAGTGGCAAGACCGCGAGCCCGAAGGGGCAGAACTTGCAGCCGGTACACAGCGGATCGACCCGCGCCGGTAGCAAGCAAGCCGGCAAGTAAGCCGGCTGACACAGCCTGTCAGGGTCGCGCACCTGACAGAACGCCCCCGCGCGAACTCGTGACGAGGCACGTTAGGCTCGAACAAACACTATGGGCGATCAACCAGAAGCAACGCCGCCAGTTGCGCAGCAGGAGCCGAAAGGCTCCATCCCACTTCCCCGCTTCAACGCTGTCAACGAGCGCATGAAGGCCGCGGAGGCAGAGCTGGCCACGCTTCGGACGCAACTTGCAGCCGAAAAGCAGAAGCCTCCTCCCCCTCCTGAGCCGGAGGCCCCAGAGGCAGCCGAGAGCGAGGAGCCCGAGTCCCAATCGCCGCAAGGTGAGCAGACTCGTCAGAGCACGCCATCTGTCGATCATGAGCGCACTGCTCGTCTCGAGATCATGGCGAATCTGCACGTCAGCGAGGATGCAGCCTCGCTGGTTCGCAGTTACATGCAGAAGGGCAACGACCTGTCCGATGCACTGGCTCTGGCGCGCTTGCGCAACCCGGCAGCGTTTGGGAAGGATGTCCGCGGGTTCGATCCAAAAGCCCACCACGCGGCTCCTCCATCCTCGGGGCGACCGAAGCCCCAGCCTGAACCGACTCGTGCAGACAAGCTCGCGGCAGCCCGCGGCAACTTGCACAGCCGGCAAAGTCTCGCGCTGAAGTTCGCCTCGGAGATCATCCAGGGTCAAGCACGGGCGCAGTTCGAGAAGAAATGACCGCACCATCCAACCAATACCTTCGCACTGGCTCCGCCAGCGTCGGTGGCTTCGCCAACTCTGGCGCAGGCGCCGAAGCTGAGTCCGTTCACGACATGCTCAACAACATGCACCCGGCTGTTGCCGTGATGCATGCGATCTTCGATCAGCCCATGACGGATTCCGTCAAGCCGACCGAGATGATCGACTACCACGACATCGACCGCAGCGCATCGGCGACGACGCTGACGAACTTCGCGCTCCAGGCTGGCCAGGCGACCACGGTTGCTGCGGCCAAGTACCCGGATCGCTTGTTCACGCGGCTCCAGACCTTCCACGAGGGCCTGGCCGTGTCACGCGAGTCGCAGCAGATCAAGCTGTACGGCGTCACCGATGCCGCCGACTACGGCCTCGACAACCTCCTGGTGCGCCACATGGACATCTGGGAGCGCATCCTGCACTTCTCGCAGGGCACCGAGGATCTGACGGGCGCGGCCGGCACGCCTGCCGGTCCAAAGCCCCGCACGCAGGGCCTCATCTCCTGGGCGGCCTGGACCGGCCTCGAGCGGCGCCACGCCACCAGCGCGGTCCCGACCGTGGTTGGCGATGGTCTTCAGGGCATCAAGAAGACCTACTGGACGAGCTTCTACAACGCTGGTGGCACCCCACTCAGCCGCGACCTGCTCTACAACCAGATCATCGGCCCGGCCTGGACGCTTGGCCATGACAGCGATGGCGCGATGCTGATGTGCGGTCCGAAGATGATGAACTCCTTCGCGGACTTCAACTTCGTGCCGGGCCGTGGCGTCATCAACGAGCGCGAGATCCCCGCCCGCGACCAGGCGATCGAGGACATCGTGACGGTCATCACGACCCCTGCGAACGGGACGCTGTTCCTGGTGCCCGACCGCTACCTCGGCATCGAGGGGGCGTCGATCGTCTACGACAACACCACGTTCGCCCGGCCGACGACCGAGGCCGCCTCGGACAACCTCCGTGGCACGATCTCGGCGGCCAACAACGGCACGGTCTACGTCGATGAGACGATCCTGTCGGTGATGCCGTCGAAGTTCAAGATCCAGACCATGCAGGGCCTGTCGTACAAGCCGCTCTCGACGGACGGCGACTACGCACTTGGCATGCTCGTGGCCCAGAAGGGTCTGAGCTGCCAGAACCTGTTCGGGATCTGCGGCGCGACCAACCTGGTCCCGTGATCTAGCGCCTAGCCTCGACCATGGGTAGCATCGCCACCCATGGTCGAGCGATTCTGGTGCTGTCTGTGTCACAAGGCTGTCAGCGGCCCATCGGCCGCGACGTGTCACGGGCACCAGCTCCATCCCATTGGGGTTGTCGAGCACGTTGACGTGGTAGTTGCCGACCGACGGCACACGCTCGATCCAGGGAAGTTTGGCTACTACAACATGGTTGGCCATTCGCAGGGACGAGACGTTGCCCAGCAGGAGGCCCACACTCGGTCCAGGATCGAGCAAATGCGCCAGGCTGACATCCGAGCCCAGCGCGAGAACAAAATCAGCCTGAAGGGCCGTGACAACCCGCAGCGGGTCGGCGCGATCCCCTCCGCATTGCTGTTTTCGTTGAAGCGTCAATACGGCCAGGACTACCTGCAAAAGGCCAAGGAGCTGATGCAGCGTGAGGGCCTGTACTGGGGAACTTCCTGATGGGCATCGAATACGCAATCCTCTCTCTCGGCCAGAGCAATGCCGAGCCGACGGCGCCGCTCAGTGAGTATCTGGCGCTGATCCCTGAGATGAACTTCTCTACGCTGACCCCGGATCCCCTGCTAGGGGTGTACTACGGGTATGCGATCGAGACGATTCGGTTCCTGACGTTCTACAACCCGCCATCGCTTCCAGGAACTCTTCCGGCTGGACCAGCTCCAGCGCCATTCGCCAGCTACGACTACTCGTCGTACTGCATGTGGCTTCCGTGGACAGTACTCGAGGGGACCAACACTGCGGTCCCGCGGCTCTCGAACCAGGCCCCGGTCGGGTTCAAGTATCCGAATCACTTCTGCGTCCCGCACGGCCCGATCTACGACGACGGTGCCGGCGTAGTGATCCCTTCCTACCCAGGAACTGTCAACAGCGTTGTCGATCTCGCCAGAAGGATGCAGGGATGGCTCAAGAAGCGTGTGAACGTGATCCAGTGCGCCGTCGCATCGACATCCCTACAGCAGCAGGAAACGAACGCCCTCTATGCCTCGTTCGGGAAATGGGGATGGTTCGACGGACGCCTGCATACGAACTGGTCACCATCTGACCAGGACGCTCTGGCTGCGCGCCTCGTCAAGGTTCTCACTGCGGCGAAGATCGCAACCGAGGCAGAAGGGAACACGCTCAAGATCATCCTTGTCACGATGAAGCAGGGAGAGACGGATGCGATCTCGACGTACATGCGCGAGATGTGGGGCACCAACTGTCCAGCCTTCATCGACTGGGTTCGATCGCTGATCTACTCGCTCGGGATCGCCATTGCATCGGAAGCGCAGACCCCGTTTGTGTGGGCCAAGATCACCGACCACCCATGGGGATCATCCAACGCCGCGGTGATCAATGCCGTTCTGGATAGTCGGCAGGCTGACGACCCCTACTTCGCAACCTATGACACGAACTCGTTCCAGAAGCTGACGACCAACGATCCCCACTACGGAACGCTGGGAATCATCAGCCTGGCCAATGCTGACTTCGCAGCGCTCTTGGCGATCCGCGCTCGCACGTCCATTTCGCTGCCGATGGACAACGTTCCTACGCTCGCCGAGCTTCGCGCGCAGGTTCGCCGTGTCACGGAACGGAACACCGCAGACACAGGGCAGAGCGATGAGGTGATCACAGAGGCGATCAACGAGGCATACCTGGACCTGATCAACTATGTCGCCGATACCTGCTGGTGGCTGCGGCAGATCAACCGCATCACGCTCGTCTCCAATCCCCTGACACCAGTTGCGTTGCCGCGCGTTGTGACACGCCTCCTCGAGATCCGTCCAGCGACCGCGCCATGGACGACCTACGACTGGAGCATGGTTGGGCACGCTGATGGCGGGCGAGTGCAGATCATCACGCTGAACTACGTGCAAGAGCTTGTGGACCTGCACCACATGTACGTGCCGAACAAGATGATGGCTGACGACGAGAAGCCGCTGATTCCAGCCGAGTACATCGAGGCGGTGAAGATTGCTGCTGCTCGCCGAGTCACGGTGTCTGCTGGCAACGCGACGTTGGAAAGCAAGCTGCGCGTCGAGGAGGCACGCCTGCTCGGACTAGTTTCGATCCATGCCAACAAGGTGGACCGCCAGCGTCGTCAGCGTCTGAATGGAGGCCGGCGCCGCATGGGCAACAACGGATTCCTTGGTCAGTTCGGAAACCCATTTTATCCCTGGCAGAACTGATGGACTACAACATCTCACTGATGCCATGGCGTGGTCCTGCATGGAACGGAGAGCAGGGCGTTAGCACTGAGGAGGGCAACCGCCGAGACTTCACGCTGATCGAGGGCGGTTACGTGTCAGGCCGAGAAATCCGCACCTTCCCAGGATGGAAGTGCATCTTGAACCCTGCCGATGGGGCCGTTGGCGCCGATGGTTACAAGACCCTGGTGAGCGATAGCCGGCGTCCAGTTGCCGGCGCTACAACTCAGACGAACGTGCTTCGTGAGCGCGTGCCTTTCGACACGGAGGCCCCGACGGTTGGAGCTCCAGCCACGATCGGAGTTGTCGATGAGGAGTACGTCTGGGCTGAACCAAAGCACGTCCACTGGATCGGACGAGTCCGTGACAGGCATCTGATCCTTGGTGAATCGGGGATCCGCGTAGAGCCGATCATGGACCTCACCGCTACCCATTCCGTCATCAGCAAGATGACGAGCTGGGAGCGCGATGGAAGTGGACAGGCGGTGATCGTTCTCACGCCAGATCCTGGCGTCTTGTTTGCGGCTGGACCGAATACCCCTGCGGTCGGGTTTCCATTTTGGATCGGCGATGTCATCTCGGACAACCCTGCCGATGCAGCCGACGCAGCGGCTCTGTCACGACGCGCTCACATGGTAATCGGCGTCGATGCTGCAACGCGCAAGGTCACGCTTGAGACGCTGGTTGCAGCCGCCAGCGTCGGCGTGATGAGCGTGGATGTTGGCCGATGCCGAGGAAACAACTCTGGCGACTTCGGAACGGCTGGTCGCATGGAGTATGGCGAAATCGGCAACAACTCAGTGCTCGACGATGATTCGATCACTGCCTACTGGATCGAGGACGCATTCAACCTGGACGGCGATCCGGTCCAGAAGGTGTATCCTTCGTATGTTGCAAATCGGCAGCGTGACTACGGCGACAAGTCGTTCGGCGCAGGGATCCTGACTCGCGTTGAGGGGCACCGACCAGCCGTATTCGCAACGTCCTACCCAGCGAACAACCGCATCTACGGTGTTCCACGAAGGCGAACGCTGTCTGCGCCATACAGGTTCGTTCCGCAAGTTGCAGGAGACAGGATCCTATTTGCAGTCCCTGGCTATGGATGCCTGTTCCAGGTTCCGTGCGTAATCCCAGCGGCAAGCTCCGTGTCACTGCCTCGCGTCGGAGCAGCCGTTGGATACAACACGCCAGAAGCTCGTCCGCGTAGCCTTGGTGTTCCCAAGGCCATCTTGGGCGCCCCAAACCAGACAGATGGGACCGGACTCGTTTCGGTTCGCGCCGACCTGCTTGGGTTCGCTCCAGGCGCTGTGTCAGGAGACTTCAAGATCGCATGTGCCTACCGAGATGAGGCCACTGGCGAAGTCGGGCAGCTCTCTGAGCCCTGGGAGTTCAGCCGAGCTGTTGGAGCAGGGAACTCGCTGAACATCAGCGTGATGGTGATGCACCCTGGCTATGCGCTCTGCGAAACCATGGCCCTTTCGATCATGATCTACATGACGAAGAACGGGGAGAACGCGCTACAGCACGTTGCCACCGTGCAGGCCAACGACAATGCGGCCCTGTTTTCCGGGCCGAACGTCTACGACGTGAACGCCAGCGCGTCATCGGAGTACGGGCTTGATCCGACGACGGGAGCCAGCGCAAGCATCCAGATGTTCTGGATCTACCCTCTGCCGGCAGCATTGGCATCGACGCCCGCGCTCTACAACCCAGATGTCGAGCTTCCAGAGTTCCGAAGCATGCCGCGGGGTGCATCCTGGTTGAAGGTCGTTCGCGGAGTCCGCATCAGCGGAGGTCACATTGGCGACACTGGATCTCGGCAGGAGCTGCTGTCTGGATCTGGTTCGGACATGTACGACGGATCTGCCGGGGAGCACAACAATCCCAAGGAGTTCACGATTCGACGGACAACCGTTCAGGGCGCATGGCGCGAGGAATGGGGGTTTGTTGGAAGTCGGACGATCCCTAGCTCCTATGGCGGTTGCCAGATTTGGGGTCAGAGCTTGTGGCCATTCCCGTTCGAGATTGCGACCCTCGAGCGCTTGGTCAACGCGCACGCCATCGGGGCATCACTGATTGACGCTGCTCCCGCAGGATCCGGCCAGCTTCGCCACCACATTCGATGGAGGATCACTGAGAACCCGCACCGCTGGGACGGCCAGCGAGTTGAGAGCTTCAAGAACGCCTGGCTGATCTTGCCGCGTGGGCAGATCCAGATTGGCGAACCTGGCCTGCCATCGGTGCAGCTCTCATACGGCCTCCAGATCGTGGATGCTAACAAGGACGAGGAGACGGTTGCCGGAGGCGAGTTCCGCGGTGTCGCGCTGATCATGACACAGCAGCAGACCTACACGCTGTCATGGAACCAGGGCCCCGCCGGGTCGTTCCCGATCCTCGCCAGCAGCCAGTTCGGCTGCATTGCTCCGAACGCGGTGGTCGAGCACGACAACGCAACGCTCTGGATCTCGGACCGCGGCCCCTGCGAGTTCAACGGCCAGGTTGGCTGGGCTGGCTACCTGCTCGAGAAGTGGTTCCGTGGCAGCACAGCGCGCTTCCAGCGTGACAGCCGGGGAATGATGCGGCATAGCTGGGCGCACTACGACGAGAGCCGCGGCCTCGTCTACATCGGCGTGCTCGAGAGCAAGTCCGTGGCAATCACCTACCAGGGTGCAAGCAAGACGTGGGACACAGCGACCGACAAGGCCAAAAGCCGGTTCCCATGTGACACGGTGCTCTGTCTATCGACGGCCAATGGCGCCTGGAGCGAATGGAAGCCGCCGGCAGGGCTCGAGATCCTTGGCATGACATCGGCACTGTGCTCTGACGGGAGATCGCGCCCCGCGTTCCTTGCGGCAGACAAACGTGCCTACGTTCTCGACGACCATTTCGGCGAGGACAACCAGGAGCCGGCAGTTTGCCCCGTGACGCTCGCTGGGCAGGACACCACGACGGTCCACATCGACGGCGTGCTCGGTTCGGGACTCTATGTAGGCACCGCGAACACCAACCGGGGTGGCAATGGCAGCTACTTGCGGGTCGGCATGCGAGTGTGCATCTACGACCCAACCACAGGACAGCTCTACCACGATGCGACCCTGGCATCATTCGCGTCGGTGACGATCGAGCTGGATACTCCAGGTTCCTGGCCAGCGGGAAGTCGCGTGGCGATCGGGTGCCGAACGATGAGGATCGAGACTGCCTTCGTAGATCCGAAGGGGAACTCCAACGCGACATTGGACGCGGTAGGTCTGAAGTTCCAGCTTGCCTCGCGCATCTGCAATGGCCTCCCTTCGGCTCTTGCGCTTCCGGCATGGGTCAAGGCAACCATCGTGCGTCAGTCTCACCAGAGCGGGAGGCATGGAGACGCTTCTCGCAAGCGTGAGAGTTCGATGCACAAGGCGGCCTTTGGCGACTTCCTTGGGTTCACGGAGGAATCGCCGATTGGTCGCACAGCCAGGCTCAATGGCGGTCGAGTGGAAGGCATCTCGTTCCAGGTCAAGCTCGAGCTGTTCGGTCCTGCCCAGGTGCTCCTACAGGACATGAAGCTGGAGGTTGGCTGATGTTTTCCGACAGACGCTCCGCTTACGAAGCCCGCCAGCGCGACAGCATCGGGGGAGTCGGACGCCTGACACAGGCTGTCACATCCATGGGGCTTCGCCGAACCAGCGGGCACAGCGTCATGGTTCCTCTGGCTGTGATACCGACAACGGCTCCGGTCACTCGAGGGACGCTCCGTCTTTGGATCTTCAACGCCTCCGATGCCAAGATCGACAGCGGCCGTGCATGGCTCCAGTACTCAACCTCGCTGACGAACCCGACGCGGAAGGTGAACGGCAGGTGGTTTCTCTCGCTATGCGAGCAGGACGAGTACGGGAAGTTCACTCAGCTCACGGCTCCAGTGCAGGTCATCGACCCAAGAGCGCGCCCATTCTCGATGGGAAGCCCAACAACAAGGATGACGGTTGGTCGTCCAGTATTCATCCAGATCGACTACGAGGCTGCGAGCCCATCCGCATCTGAGGTAGTCTTCTGGAAGGACGCTGACGCCCTCAACGTGACAGTCAACCTGGAGTAGCCCATGGGATTCTTCAAGAAGTTCACCAACAACAAGATCGTCAAGACGTTCGACCGTGGCACCCAAGGACGATTTCTCAGATTCCTCAAAGGCAAGCCGGGAATCGACCGCAGCGGTTACGACCAGCGATCACCTGACGAGGTGCAGTGGGATCCTGACACGGGAATGCCGATTGGATTGATCGGCCCTCCCGATCCAGGTCTAGCGCTTGCCTACCAGCAGCGCGCGAATGAGGTGGCTGCGCAGCACAACGCTGCCAGCAGAAACGACGCGCAGACCTATCTAGCGCAGGGCGTTCGCTCCTCGGAGACGTTTCGTCCTGGTGGCTACGGTGCGGTTGCATCTGGCCTCTACAGCCAACGGGCCAACGCCGCATTCCAGGACCAGATCGACCCCGCTGATATGATGGCCGGGTCGCGCGACTTTGCCATTCAGCAGCAGAACCGCGCGCAGAAGCAGGCGCAGACGCTCGGCTACGTGAACACGGCAGTCAAGCTCGTTGCTGCCTACTACACCGGCGGTGCAAGCCTAGCTGTCGATGCCGCCGGTACCGCGAGTGCCGCGAACAACAAATACGCCGATACGTCGTTCGACGAAGGCTACGGCAACATGATGAGCACCGAAATGGACGCTCGGCGCGGTCGCTCGATGGATCCAGGGGGCTTCGCATAATGGCTGACAGAACATTCGAGTCGCAGCAACTGATCGCAGGCATCAACCAGCATGCCGGCGACTCCGTGACAGCCGCGGTCAACAACATCGGTGACTCTGTGCAGCAGGGAATCCAGAACAACCAACAGAACCGCCAGTTCGAGGAGCAGCGTGCCGACAAGGCGCGGCAGGACGAGCAGAATGCGGCACTCGAGAACCGCCGCATGGACCTGGCTGCGAAGTCCGAGGACCGGGTAGCCCGCCAAGGTGACGCCCAGATCCAGAACGACTCGCGGCGCACCGACCTCGCCGGCAAGCAGGCCGACGAGCAGAACCGCAAGAACACCGCCGACCTCGAGAACGATGCCAAGCGCCTCAGCCTGGCATCCATGGGCCATAGCCTACAGGCGTTGCAGTTCGAGCATGACAAGGCCACGGCCTCGGTCACGATGGAGCTGACGAAGCAGCGGATCGCCACCGAGAAGATCAACGCAGAGCGGCTGGCTTCTTTGGACGAGACGACTCGTCGCCGTCTCGAGAACCGGGATCTGGAAGTCCAGGTGCAGGCCCGTGAAATCGCCTTGAAGGAGGCGCAACGCAAGGCGCAGGCTGAAGCAGCCTCCAACATGGGCATGGAGCAGCGCCAGCAGTGGATCGACGAGCAGGCAAACAACTCGCTCTGGCAGGGCGACCAGGTTGGACCGTCTCGACCAGGACAGGGCGGATCGTCGAAGGCCGCCGCCTACACGGATTCTGCGCGGCGTGAAGCCATGGGCAACCACGTTGGTCGGCTGGCTCAAGCCATGTCACGCGACTACCCTGACAGCGCGCTCGAGCTGGGTGCGATCCAGCTTGAGCTTGCGTCAGGGAGACTCGATCCCGACCAGGCCGCGGATCGCATCCGTGCGTTACAGGCGAAGTCTCAGACCGGGGATGGGATCGCTCCAGGAACGCAGGGTCCGGCCGCTCCTGGCCCAGCGACGCCCAAGGAAGTTGAGGCGGCCGTCGGCGGCATGGCCCCCGGCGAGAAGGATGCCTACGACTCCATCAGCAGCATCAGCATCTTGCAACCCAAGGCCAAGCTGCGGATCGCCAAGTTCGTCGGCTCGCGGGGGCCGGTCGAGGACGCATTCGCCAAGCTCGGTGAGTGGGCATCCAGCCAGGATGTCATTGATCGAGCGACTGGCAAGCCGATCGAGGGCAGTGCAAACCCGACATCGACCCGCGAGGATGCGATCAAGATCGGCAAGGCGACGTTCCTGCGCGGTCTGTCGTCTGGCGACCAGCGCATGATCGGATGGGCATACCAGTGGGGGCTCGTCGATCCCAGCGATCCCAGCGAGTTCAACGAGGCCGGGACCGCTCCTGGTGTCTACAATCCGAGCGCCGGCCCCGGCATGAGCACCGATCCTACCTCGAGGATGAGGAATGCTTGGGGACGAGGTGACCAGACCATCCAGACGCCTGACGATCTGCGGCGGGCATGGGGCGTAACCAGGAACTAGTATGGACCCGCTGACGCAAGACACCGAAAGCCAGATCCAGCAAGACCCGATGAAGTCGGTGGGCCAGCAGCCGCAGGAGCCGATGGCTGTGAAGCCTGCTGTGAAGCCGATCGGTCCTCCGACCCGCGAGTCCATGCTTGAGGATGTGCGCGCCTACGTTGAGCACGACCCGGCGCAAGCCTTGTTTGAGTCGATGCAGAGCGCGTTCGGTGACGCTGCGATCGAGAAGGGCGCGGAGGCTCGCGGCTTCTGGCAGAACGCTCGCTACCAGTTCGACCAGTTTGGCGTAGCGCTCGGCGATTCGGTGGCGCATCTCGGCACCTTTGCGCTCAAGAGTGCCGCCTTGGCCGGGTCGATGAACGTGCTTGAGCCGGGCACGATCTCAGAGCGGTGGACACGGACGCAGGCAGACCTCAAAGATGCCTTCACCTCTGCGTTCGGCACCGAAGACCCTGGCGTCCTAGACCTCGTATACGGCCCGTTCTTCTCTCGGGAGGAGCTGGGCGGTCAGACAGTTAGCGGCAACGTCGATCAGCTCCTGAAGGCCCGCCTGGGAAGCTCGGCGGCCTTTGGTGAAGCTGCCGGCGTGATCGCCAGCTTTGCCACCGGTCCAGGGGCTCTGATTGGCCGTGGCGGATCAGCCGCGGTTCGGCCTTTCATCCAGCCAGTGGAGAAGGCCCTCGCAAAGCGCCTGGCGCGAGGCGCCATCGAAGGCATCGACCCCAGGATTGTCGGTGCCGCGATGCGCTCAGGGACGCCCCTGTCAGCCCTGGCAAAGCTCCCCGAGTGGGCTGCGCAGGCTTCGCGCACTCAAAAGATCATGTCCATGGGTGGCCGCTACCTGAGCGACACGATGTCCACGACCGCCAGCATCGTGGCCCAGAGCTACGTGATGTCGAAGGAGGATGAACGGAACAACGCAGCGATGATGGCTCTCATGACGGGGCCGATCGTCGCTCCGCTGGCCGCCACCGGGCAGAAGCTGGCGGAGAAGATCATGACAGGGACTCTGAGCAAGTCCCAGGCGAAGGCGATCGGGTCGGTCTACGACGACCTGGTGAATGGCGTCATCGACCCCAAGATGGCCGACGAGATGATCGCGGCCGTGGGCGGGGCCGGAGGACGGAAGGTCGCAGCCAATGCGGTGTCATCAGCTTTCGAGGGCACGGCCTTCACCTGGATGACTCCGCACACCTGGAGCGACTTTGGAGACTGGCTCGATGGCGACTCCGAAGCCGGCGCACGCCTTGCCGCATCTTGGGCCGGAAGTGTTGCAGGTATCGCCGTCCTAAAGCACTCGGTGCCTGCCGAGCTGGCGCCGATGTTCAAGAAGCTGCGGCCGGACGTGAACACGCTGAAGCTGCGCGCCGAGGCGGAAGGCGTCACGCGCGAGGAGGCCCAGGCGCGAGCTGATGCCCTGAGCCGCAAGGGCAACCGCGCTGTCACGGACCTTGGCCGTCGCGCTGTGCTCGAGAAGCAGCTCAACGAAGCTCGTCAGGCCGGCGAGTTGGAGAGCGCCAAGGATGCCTCGGTCATCGAGGCGACGCAGAAGAAGCTCACCGCGCTCAAGAGCCTGGGAACCAAGTCGGCGCTCGAGCAGCATCTGCTAGACGCCAAGACCAATGGCGACCCGATCTACGGCAAGACGCCGGCAGAGATCGAAGCTGCCCGCCAGGAGGCCCAAGACCTGCTTGATCAGATGGTGGAGCGGAAGCGCATCCGCAACGAGCTAATCAAGAAGCACGCGGATGCAATCGTCGAGGCTGACCGCCAGCGCCAGGATGTGGAGCTGCGCCGCCAGATCGAAGCCCGCGACAACGAGGGCCCGGTCCCCGTTCCGCAGGAGACGAACGACTTCACGCGCCCGCGGCCTGATGCCATGCAGGATCTCCTCGATCGCCAACGGATGGAGAGCGAAGGAGGGCGCGGGGATGCTGTGGAGCAGTCGATCAACCAGGTAGTGGCTCAGTTCGAGTGGGCAGTTCCAGTGTCGTTCGCTCCGCTGCGGTCGCGCTGGGAGCCCAAGCTCGAGATGGACGGCGGCGTGACATGGAACCATCCTGGGTCAGACAGCATGCACATGAGTCGTGACTCTGGGGAGCTGGCGTTGCAGCTTTCGCCAGAGCATGTCAAGGCGCTTGCTGAGGCAGGCAGGCCCGTGTCAGGCGAGCGCCTGCATGGTGAAGAGGCGGTCAAGGCAGTCGATGCAATGACCCTCCTGAGCCTGCTGCGGACAACCCGCGCCGAGCTGACATTCGAGCGCCTTGGATTCCGGGAGACGGTTCCCGGTGTGTGGGCTCACCCGAACGACCCCTACTACAGTCAGGTTGGCCTCGATGGCAAGGTCATCACGAGCGACATCTACGGCACCGAGATCGGTCGGCAAGAGCTGGTGGCTGAGGGAGGGATCGGACAACCAGACTTCACGTCCGACGCCCTTGGGCACATCGTTGGAGGGCTGGCCGCAAAACGATCGGTCTACCCAGATCCCCTGGTGGACGGCATCATCGCCGACGCCATCGTCATGGCGCAGCATGGGGACTCTTCGGGAGCCCGTGAACTGCGCTTGTTCATGACGAACGCCAAAGCATCAGATATCGCCCCTCTATGGGGCCACGGACAGGATGAGTTCCTGGCGATGCAGCTCGGCAGTCTCGCCTCGGGAACCACGAATGCAGAGCACGCTCTCCGCGAGATCCGCGCAGAAGAAGCGCGCATGAGGCTGGCTGAGGATGCGATGACCTCGGAAGGTGGACCTGCCCTTCCAGAGGCCGAGCCGACTGCTCCAACGCCTCCGAAGAAGAAGCCGCGCAAGCGTCGATCCCTGTCAGAACGAGTGACCGGCGAAACCCCCAAGGAGGCCGCGAAGCCACCGACGACCGCCAAGGAAACCCCTGAGCCTCCCAAGGTCGCCAGCCGCAAGCAGGCGGCGAAGGTTCAGAAGTCCGTCTACGACAAGCTGGCCCAGCTCGAGCACCTGGCTGAGGTGGCTGACACAGCCGGAAACAAGGAGGCCGCCCAGGAGATCCGCGATGCTGCCGCCAGCGGCGAGCTGAAGCAGATCAACGCCGCTCTGAAGAAGCACACGACCACGGCTGGCTCCGGCATCGGTGTCACGACCGAAGCAGTCGTGACAGGTGCCAAGAAGGCCGCCGGGGTTGCCAGGAATGTGGTCGATTGGGCTGTCACGGATCGGCTGGAGACGCTTCGCCGCATCGTTGATGATGAATGGTCATCCGTCCGGTTCAAGCGGGCCCGCTCCGACCAGCGCGCCTTGATCGGCGAGGGTCAGACCAACTTCGCGCCAGCCGAGAAGGCGCTGAAGAAGATGGGCCGCACCGCCTCCTCGGTGGTCGAGATCGACAGCGTTCCGACCTACCGATGGAAGGCTCTGGCCGAGCGCCGCATCGAGCCAGCAAATGACTACGAGCGCACCGTCGCGGACGGCATCGAAAAGACGCTGCTGACCCTGTGGAATCATGGCGACGCCGCCGGGTTCCGCCGCGCGCAGTGGGATGAGAACCTTGGCGATTTCGTCTACAAGCCGCTCGGTTCCCGTGACAAGGCAATCGTGCCGCGCATGCAGGGCGCCGATTGGGAGGCTGTGTTCTCCAACGAGGCGACCAGGAACCGGCTGTGGCGCTGGCTAATCGACCACAACGGGCTTCGCATCCCGGAGCGTGGAGCAGACGGCAAGGTGCTCATGGAGAATGGCAAGCCAAAGCTCCGCGAGATGACCGAAGCCGACATGGACGCCCGTTGGGTCGAGAAGCAAGTCGGCCCCACGACCGACACCTCGGAGCGCGCGGCGGCGTTCGAGTTTGTCCGCGAGGTGAAGAACTTCCCCGACGTGTTTGAGGGAATGCACCTGTTGCAGGCCAACCCGTTCGAGGCCATGAAGCGCCTGATTCACGAGCAATCCGGGCGACTGGCTGCTGGCCGTGAGTTCGGCCAGGATCTGCCCGCGAAGGCCAAGGCGGCAATCGAGAACGCAGAAGGAATCACTCTTCCGGCGGGCGCGACCGCCGAGATGGAAGCCTACCAGCGCAAGCTGGCCCAGGCCGGCGCGTCGGAGGAGGCGATCAACACGGCAAGCGATCTACTTGTCACGCTCCAGGGCGGTGCGCCGCACAAGATGTCGGCGTTCTTCCGCGCGATCTCGCCGGTCGAGGGCCTGATGCGGTCGTCGATGACGATGTTCACAGGCGTCCACGACATTCCGGCCCCGATCATCCAGGGAACGGCCTACGCCGGGTTCACCCGCATGCGGCGCGCGCTGACGGCCATGGCCAAGAGCCCGCGCGAGGTGATGCTCGCCGCCGAACGCGCCGGGTCGCTGTTCCGTAACCTGGGATCGCACGACTTCCGCGAGACTGACAGCAAGTTGCAATCGGTGGCCGACGCGATCTCTTGGTTCAGCACCAAAACCGAGCACATCAAGACCGCCGTGTTCGATCGGATGGCGTTGGAGATGATGACGGATTGGGGCCGAGGTCGTGTCACAGGCAACGATCGTGACGTGCTTCGTGACATGCTTCTATTCGAGCCCGAGCAGATCGCGCAACTCACGTCTGGGAAGGCTGACGAAGCTCTCCAGAATCAGTTCCGCCACGAGTTCGTGAAACTCACTACGGGCCGGCGCACCAAGGTCGAGGGTAGCCAGTTCATCGCCAGCCCAAACCTCCAAGCCACCATTCGGTTCGGCAACTGGATCAGCGGTCGTCTTGTCGAGATCGGCCGCGCTGTGCGGTCGGTCGGACCGGATCGCAGCGCCGCACAGCGCGCTCGAGGCATGATGCGGATTGCGACCCTGGCCGGAGGATGGGCGGCGGCCGGCGTCGGTACGCAGCTCATGGCCTACATGATCTCGGACGCCTTCAAGGGCGAGGCCGGCTGGAAGCGTTGGTTGAATGATGTCTCCTACAGCCTGCCGGCGATGGTCGGGAAAGGATTCTTCGGCCAAGTGGCCGGTGGCCCAATCTCGCAGACGGTCAATGCGCTCTCGAGCAACGACGCCAGATCATGGGCCAACTTGACCTCGATCCCGTCCTACCTGTGGGCGATCAAGGAGGCTTGGGATGCGGGGACCGCCGCCGCGCCGATGGGCATGGCCCGTCGCCTGACGGGGATCCCCGGAGCCGACATGGCTGGGCGCGCACTGTCCGCGAGCGGCATCGTTCCGGCAGCCATGCGCGACCTTGGCACGACGATCGGTGCAGCAATCCTGGGCGAGGACAAGCGGACGCTCTCGGACTCGCGGATGGTCCGCAACTTCGATCGCGCCGAAGGCATCGAGCATCCGGCGTTCCCGCGCGAGAAGTCGCCCGAGTTCTATACGGCCATGGCAGAGGTTCGCCAGGCCATCGCGGCCAACGGGGACAAGCCTGTCGGCGAGCGTGTCAGGCTCGCTGTGGAGCGCGCCAGCGAGGCGCTGAAGGCGTCCCTGCAACTCTCCTCCGAGGAGTCTGTGTCGGCAACGATCCGGTCTTTCCAGCTCCTCGACAACAAGACTCCAGAGCAGCGCATCAAGCTCGCCGAGTACGCCAACGACGAGGACCAGATGCGCCGCATCTACGCGCACGACCTCGCGGTTCGAGAGTTCGCCAACGTGGTGGGCAAGATGCACGGCGAGGTGCAGACGCCATTCACCGATGACCTGCACATGGCCGAGCAGCAGGCAGCCCTTGGCGGTGCCGATGTGTGGAAGGGTCTAGTTGA